TAAAGACATTGAGTACGCGTTTAACAACAACTTAGTAAAACAAGATGCATAATTCAAGGAGGAAATAAACAATGGTGGATGTAGTTACTTCTGCTCCGTATCTTGCGGGTTTCGTTGATGCTGACGGTTCAGTTCGAATCAAAGACAAAAAACAAAAAGGCGTCATTGTAGAAGCGGAAATCGCCAACAAGGACTTTAGTTTCCTGCGCAAGATACAACAAGAGTTTGGTGGTTATTTGCGAATTCAAACACACAATAACTGTGGTCATTTAATTTTTCGCAAAAAGGAATCCAAACAAGTTCTCAACTATGTCTATCATTACCTTTACACTAAAAAACGTAGAGCACAACTAGCTCTAGAATTTTTAGAACAAGAGCACAGCAGGCGTGACAAAGAAATTTTATCTGACGCTTGCCAAGACGATGTACACGCAGTTTATAACTAAAAGGAGTCTTATTTATGTATACTGGGGGCACAAGCCCACAAGGCAACGCACTAAGTACAAGCCAAGCCTCAGCCTTTATACCGGAGCTGTGGGTGGAGGAAATTAAAAAATATCTCGAAGACAACCTGGTAATGAGCCAGTTTCTTCGCCGTGTTCCGTTCGTTGGGAGAGAAGGAGACAGCATTCGACTGCCTAATTTAGGTCGTTTGGGTGTTAATACGAAGCTTCCCGGTTCTCCCGTTAACTTTCAAAGCCGGAAGGAAACGGAATACACCATGACCATCGACCAGTACAAGGAAGCAAGCATCGCCATTGAAGATATTGTCCAGCTGCAAGCCCACACGGACATGCGGCAATTGTACACCATGGAAGCTGGTCGTGCTTTAGCTCGTGACATGGACGACGCCATCTTAGCTTTACGTGCTAGTGTGCGGGGAGAAAATCCCAGCGAGCATGATATCACGTCTGCTGACCCGCTTTCTTACAGTGACATCCTAGACGCCTGGGAATTATTAAACACCAAACGGGTTCCCAAGGACGGTCGTGTTTTTGTCATTAGTCCTCAGCAAGAAGCCAGCATGCTAGCTAACGGTGGCATTGCTGATTTCTTCATCAACCGCGATGGTAGTGGAAACATCTCAAATCCCACCACGGGAGTAATCGGACAGATTCTAGGCGTGCCCGTCATCACCACCACCGCCCTGCAGGCAAACAGTGACGATGGATTCACCAACGGCGACGACGGAAGTCCCAGTCCCACCCCTGGCTACAACAGCACCGCACTATACTACCCCACACAAGATAATGCTAGCACCCTAGACGACGCTCAACACGACGACCAGTACACAGCATTATTCGGTCACTCTGACTGGGCGAACATGGCAGTGCAGAAAGAGCCTAGTGTTGATGCCACCTGGTCGACAGAATTCCAAGAGTGGCACGTTGTCCAGACTCAAATCTACGGTTTGAAACTATACCGCCCTGACCACGCGGCCATCATTACCACTGACGAAGATGACGTCCGTTAAAACAAAGTGAGGCAAACATGGCACAGTCTACGAGACGAAAACTAGACGTTGCCAACGACGCATTAGTCATGATTAACGAGCGTCCCCTGAAGTCTTTACAGGGGGCGTTAGGAATTCGCGTTAATTCAGCGATTCGGCAAGCATTATTTGAAATTGACACCATGCAGGATTGGTCATGGTTACGTCGGGAACAGAATGCGTTTACCTGGACGAATGAATTCGCGTCAGTTAGTGAAGCGTTTCAGCGAGTGGTGGATGTGAAGTGGGAGCCTTCAAATGGAAGAGGTCGGAGGATTCCCCTTCGGTTTCTCCCGAAGGATGAGTTCGACTACATTGAGAAAGTAGATTACGACAGCAACAACCAACAACGCCCGCATTTCTACACTATTTCTAAGGATAAAGAAATCGGTATTACGCCCTACCCAACTGACTTCACGGAAAAGAGCAAGATTTATTTTTACTTCATTGGCTGGACCCCGTTACCGCCAAGTGAGACGAGTTTCTTTAACATGCCAGAAGAGTTCTTAGAATTAGTAACCGTTAGGAGTGCCGCAATTTTAGCATTAACGCACCTCGGAGACAGTGGTATGTCGGGCACCCTCTCTCAAAGTTACGAGGCGCAAATCCAACGATTAAGAGACAGGGACCGAGGCGTTCCGACGCAAGGAAATAATATGTTCAGGCCTAGGAGAGTGGATTATTATTAACAATGACACAGGGAATATTAAGAGAAAACCAAGAAAGCCAAGGAAACGTCCTTCAGAGTAGTACATCTGGAGGACTTAATACAATGAGCAGTGCGTTGGACTTACCGCTATCCGACAGTCCGAGCATGAGAAACACCTACGTCAACGAAAGAGGGAATTTAGCCAAACGTCCGGGAACGCAAGGAGTGGCAAAGTATAATGCAACGGCTAATGACCTAGCAGGTTCGTCTTTAGAAACACTAAAGTTCCGTAATTTACCGAGTCTGTTGGTATCTAAGATTGGAACCTCTCTGGCTATTTTTACCGTCCAACCGTCACTAGCAAACAACGGACGGACCCTTTGGGACTTGAAGAGCTCGGTTAATTTTACAGGCGTTTGGTCAAACCGAGCGCAATTTGTAAGACCAGACACCCTACAAACTAGCGAACAAGAGCCGAGGATTATTTTTACCACGGGTGTTAACCCACCGGTTCAAACGCGGTTTGTTCAAAGTATATCGTTTGAAATTAGTTACGATTCAGTTAATGACGAAAGTACTGTAACGTTTCGGAATAGTAATTTATCAAACGCTAACAGGAATAATATATTTGTATTTGAAGACGACACCGACGTCACCGATGATGTTATAACCACGAATTACAAGTCAGGACCCGAAGAACTAGACGTCACCTTAAACGGGGACAAGCGAAACAGTGAAATGGGTTTAATATTTGTTTCCTGGCAGTGGTGGGCAGAAGCGTCGGGCATCTACGGGAATAAGATTTACGCCCGGGAAACGCGGTTTAACACCGATGAGTTTGAAGATAAGTTTGTTAATGTTCCGACGGAAATTATCCAGGGAATTCAACCACTAGACAACACCGGCGACCGTCCTCGGTATCCGTTAATGCTCCGTGACAGCTTAAAATATGGCAGTTACGCCTCTCCAAACACATCCCCTTTCTACGACTACACAATTATTCCTGACAATGAACAGGAGTATATATTTAGTAAAGGCGGTGAGTTTGACCCGAACAATGACCCAGAAGTAATGGTTGGGCTGTCTCAGGTAGCGTTTGGTGATGTGAGACGTTCATCAGGAAGTCCCACACAAACCCCAGAACCCCTACACTTCCACCGGGGACTGCCCGTGTTTTTTAACGGTGAGCGGGGAATTACAGGCGCGAAAATGCTAGTGAAAGTCGGGGACACGGAATACTCACAAAACACTGATGAAACGACGGCTAAAAATAATTCTTACTACCTGAAGACATCCTCGTCACTTACTTACTTCACCGCACCCGTAAATAGTTCAAGCAGTCGCGGGCAGTATGTTGAGTTTACCGGCCAGGAACCAACGGGTGTTCCTTATACAGATTTCATCCAAGCCGCAGCGAAGTTTCCGAAGTTCTTAGGTAACCAAGCATTAGACGTCAAAGATGAATTCGGCGCTGGAACATTCATTCCGGCGTATGGACTCTGGGAAACGGCTGACTATGAAGAAGGGAGTTTTCCGCGAACTGTCGCACAAATCCAAGGCCGTTTAGTATTCGGGGGATTCCCCAAACAACCGTTAAAGATTGCAGTTTCTGAGGTGGAAGATGCATTAGTTCCGGGACGTAAATGGCGAAACTGGCAGACGCAACTGTCCGAAGGGTTACCTGACGAGCCGTTTCAGTTTGAAGTTGACGCTGGTCTGAACGATGAAATTACAGCAATGGAAGAGTTCAACAACCAACTGTTCATCTGGACCAACAACAATGCTTTCCGGTTGTCGAGTGGTGAAGGGGGCCTGAGACCTGATAATTTCTTTGTTGCGTTTCAAATTGGTTTAGGCTGTGTCAATTCTCGGAGCGTTACCAAGGTAGAAAACACGCTGTACTTCCTCAATGAAACCGGTGTTTATGATATTGCCGGAACCCAGGATGCAAGTCAGTATGCCGCCGCTGAGAAGTCCATCAAAATACGACAGCTAATCGAAGAAACAAAATTTAACGACGCGGTGGCGTTTCTAAACTATAACCCGGGAACATCTCAATTACTAGTGGCAGTGGGAACGGATGAAATCGAGGAGAAACAAAACGTTTACACAGCACAACGCCTGCTGCAGTATAACGTTTTCCGCGGTTCGTGGACGGAGGTGAGTGATGTTAGTGGGCGTTTCCATTCCATTGATTCCACTGTGTTAGAACTAGACGAAGGGTCGAGTTTACCGTTGTTTCTCAAGACTTACTGGGAAGACTCGAGTGACTTGGGAACCAACCCACCAAGCACTGGCCGTTTAGAAATACTAGATACAGTGAGACCGGTAGACTACATTCGAACCCAGACAGTACCCGGTTTAACACCTGGCTGGACGTTTAAGGTAGACGGCATCCCACCGAAACAAATGACTTACACCCTGGAGAAAGGAAGACAGTTCTACCCCGTAAACCAAGACAACAGTCAACAAAACAAACGAAACTTATTTACATTGCTTCCTCACCGGGAAATTGAAGACGTCAAGGTAGAAGTTGACTACGAGCAAAATGGAAACTGGCAGCGTTTAGCGTTCAACGAGGATTTTGTTAAATTCCGAAACGGGACCTACGAAGAAGGGATTTACCTTACCAGTATTGTCCCCGATGGTAACAAAGACATCCGCATCACCAAACTAAGCCAGCCTGAGGATGATAGTTGGACCGGGGATATAAACCCAGTTCGCTGCTGGATTGACAACAAACTACAAACGGAAAACCAGGACTATACCGTTTCTTTCGAAGACACCGGGTATGTTCTGACGTTTAATGATAGTGTTCCTGACGGGTCGGTGGTTGAAGCTGGTGTTTTATATGATACGTGGGTTTACTCGCCGAAGTTCTTCCGTTCCAACATGGCCAACCGCAAACGGTTTGTTCATTGGTATGGTTACTTTTACAACGACCCCTACAATGACCTGATTAAACCCGAAGACGTCAACCAGAACAGTGGCCAAGACCCAACACAAATCGTCGAAACCTATTTAAAACCGGTGGGATTTACCTTGGCGTTTAATTACAACGACACCTACACCGGTTACACTAGTGAGTCTGACTTATACGGAAGTCTGGAACTGTTCTGGGACAGTGGGTTTTT